CCGAGCCTTAAAGGACGGTTGGTGCACGATACTGTTCAACAATTTCCTGGCAAAGAAAATGCCCACCATGACAATGAGCGGCGGCAATACCGCGGAGCTATACAAAAACGACGGCCGGCTGAAAATGGCGCAATCGTTGGTGGAGCAGCATCCAGACATCGTGCGCGTGACGCAAAAATGGGGGCGACCACAGCATCACGTTGATTATCGCCAATTCAGGGCCAACAAACTAATACCCGCAAAGCAGCCATGAACGAAACCCGCGACCTGTTCGAATTCCCGCGCGCCCGCACCTCTGACCCGGCCACAAGCCACGGCGCCGCCCGGCGCGTGCCCGAATTCGACGCCAACCACTTCGGGCGGATCATGGACGCGCTGCGCCAGGGGCCGGCGACGTTCCACGAAATCGCGGCGCGCACCGGCTTGGACGGCCAGCAAACGAACAAACGCCTGCCCGAACTCGAGCGCCTTGGCGCGGTCGTCAGGACCGGCGAGACGCGGCCAAGCCCGGCGGGGAGACAATGCGCGGTGTGGCGGGCGGTCTAATGGCGAATCTACTCTATGGCCTATGGCTCGATAGTCAGGCATGGGAACCGCGGCCGGTATTTGCGCGCGCTCGGATGCGGAATAGGCGCGCCCGTGAGGCCGTCGAAATGCTCCCGCCGTACATAGACAGCCGGTCGGACAACATCGCGGCGCTGGCGCCGAATTTGGCCGCGCTGCGGCCCTTTCTGAAGCCATGACGCGCTATGCTTCCGAGCTAGAGCGCGAATTGGCGGCGCGACTCCTGCTGGATGCCATATCCGCCGAGCCCGACTATCCGGAGGAAGCAAATGCGCGCGTATCTGACAACCGTTTTGCTCGTAGCGTTAGGCTTATTCTCGACCGCGGCGAATGCGGGGTTCTGGTCGGAACTGTTCAAGCGTTGCCCGACAATCTGGAATTGAAACCGTGAAGCGCGTGCTCGCCTGGATGCTCGACCACTGGCCGCAGCTTGCCGCGGTCGCTGCCGGGCTCACCCTGTTCGCGCTCATAATGCTAAACCGATAAACGATCAACGCCGGGAAAAGCGCGGTTGGGCAACGGCCGCGCCTTCCTGCCACAACAGGATACCGGCAACCCATAGGAGCAAGAATGGCAAGCCATACCCCCGGAGGTCTAACCCGCTGCAAAGCCTGCGGGGTGCATTTGGAAGTCGTCGGGCGCAACGCTTTTTGCATCAACCGGCGCTGCAAGATGCGGCAGAAGTGGTTTCGATGGGGAAAGCCGCCCGGCGATTACGACCTTGAACAATTAGCGTCGGAACTCTACCCGAAGCAAGCAATTTTCCACAAGGTTTCACGGCGCACCTTGTTACCTAAATCGGTTGCAATTCCAGAATCAGCGTAAACTACCAAAGCCGGGACAACGGGTAGCTCCCGCGTTCCGCCTGTACGGAACTCACCGGCGCCTTTTTCTCCAACCCTACAGGGGGTCCAATGCCAGACCGCGTACTACGGGCAGAATTGCTCACCTCCGAGGCTTGGCTCGGCCTCAAAAACAACGATGATCGCGTATGCTGGATCGTCCTATTGCTCAACGCCGACACTTTAGGAAATCAACCCGGCGGCCTCAATCGCTTGGTGCATTTGTGGCGCCACGCGGGAATCGACATGCCGGAAAAGGCCGCCAAAGTGCTGGTCGAGCTCGTCGACGTGGACCTGATACGGCGGTATGAGGACGACGGCAAGCCCTACCTCCACATCCCCCGCTTCCGTTCCCGTTTGCGCTATTTACACCGGCTTTATCCCATTTCCCCTTGGACAACAAACGAAGAAAAACAACGCATTAGAAAAAATTCACCGGAGAATCACAGCGAATCACCGGGGCGCACCGGTGAATCACCGCTAGGGGTTAGGGTTGGGGTAGGGGTTAGGGTTGGGGAAAAAACAAAGTCAAAAGCTTTGGTCGCCTCCGGCTCCCGGCTCCCTGACGGTTGGGAACTTCCAAACGAATGGCGGTCATGGGCTGAACACCTCACCGGCTGGGATGAGGAAAAAGTGCTGCGTGAGTCCCTCATTTTCCGCGATTACTGGCACGGGAAAGCCGGCTCCGATGCCCGTAAGGTCGACTGGCTCGCCACATGGCGCAACTGGATCAGGAGGTCCGACAAATGAAATGCTGGAACCCGCAATGCAACAACGTCCTTTCGACCAAAGCCGTTACCTGTCCCGCATGCGGATGGGACAAACCGGGCCGGGAGAATCCAATCGACCCGCAATGGTGGAGATGCTCGGACACAGATCAGGCGGGGAACCGATGCGCTAAACCGGGTTCCCTGTCCGAATCGACCCGCGGCGGTGGCCCGTGGTTTTGCCATCAGCATTATCCCCCCTTCCGATCAAGGGGCTACGTCCGCACCCCTCCCCCCCAAGGATTTCAGAAAATCGGAGCCTTGGCCCGAGCTGCAACCAGAGAACCCGGCTCCGACGATGTGTGACTGTTGCAAAAACCCCACAATCCGCTTGACATCCCCATGACTTAGCGCGCAATCTCCGCCAAACCGTCGACCCGAAAGGCCGACTCCTTGCGTCTCATGGTGCGGCTCCTTCCTACCCCTTCGGGCAACCGAGGGGGTTTTTTCTGTGCGAATTGATCCCGATGGCAGCCCGCACCAAGCGCACCGAACTGGACAAGGAATGGCGGTCGAGAATCCAGACAGGTGTGATACTGAAACGCCTTCAAGATCATTTGTCTGGCGCGCTCGAATTGAGCACAACGCAAATCAAAGCCGCCGAGATTCTGCTTCGCAAATCCATCCCCGATTTGAGCGCGACCACGATCAGCGGCGATGCTGACAATCCCCTCGCTGTCGAAGTCACCGACGCCCTCGCTTCCCTGCTTCAACGACCTGCTGTTGCAGATGGGGAAGAAGGAATTGCGGGCGCGAATGGCAGCACTGTCCAATGAGCAAGCTTACGCATTGCTCTACAGTTGGGAATTCTGGGCGCGACCAGATCAGCGATTGCCCCCCGGCAACTGGCCTGGATGGCTCTTGCTCGCCGGCCGCGGATTCGGCAAAACTCGCACAGGCGCGGAGGTCGTCCGATCTTGGGCGCGTCATTTCCGATTCGTCAACCTTATCGCCGCAACAAGCGATGATGCTCGCGACATTATGGTCGAAGGCGAGTCGGGAATTCTGGCTATATGTCCGCGGCACGAGCGGCCGTTCTATCGTACGTCTAAATCACGCCTTGAATGGCCTAATGGCAGCCGCACGCTCATATTCACCGCCGACGAGCCGGAAAGATTGCGCGGCAAGCAGCACGAAAAATTGTGGGCCGACGAAGTCGCAGCGTGGCGCTATCCCGAATCATGGGATCAAGCCATGATGGGTTTGCGCCTCGGCAAAAATCCTCAAGTCGTTGTCACCACGACACCGCGCCCGACGCCGTTGGTGCGTGAGTTGATCGCGTCGCCAGGTTGGATCGTCACGCGGGGAACAACGTATGACAACCGTGAAAATCTCGCGCGCAAATTCTTTGACAAGGTCATCACTAAGTACGAAGGCACCAGACTCGGGCGCCAGGAACTCAACGCCGAATTGCTCGACGATAATCCGCGTGCGCTTTGGCAGCGAGACAACATCGACCGATTTCGTTGTAACGTTGCGCCGACTCTTTCGCGCGTTGTCGTCGGACTCGACCCCAACGTAAAAAACAGGGATCGCGTCGAGCTCGCCAAGTCATCTGACATTCTTGACGAGGCCGGCGTCGTTGTCGCTGGCACTGCCTACGTCGACAACAAGCAGCATTTTTTCGTGCTCGGCGATTACTCGCTCGACGAAGGGCCGAATGTGTGGGGCGGCGCTGCGGTCAAGGCATACCGCGATCATTCCGCAGATCGCATCGTCGGCGAAGTGAACAACGGCGGCGACATGGTCGAGGCGACCATCCGCAACGTCGATCAGAACGTCAGCTATAAATCCGTGACCGCATCGCGCGGCAAGGCAATCCGCGCCGAGCCGATCGCAGCTTTGTACGAGCAAGGTCGCGTGCATCACGTCGGCAGTTTTCCGAAACTCGAAGACGAAATGTGCGACTTCGATCCGATCACCACGACGAAATCGCCCAACCGCATGGACGCGCTTGTGTGGGCACTCACCGAATTGTCGGCCGATGATTCGACCGGCATGTTGGAATTCATGCGCGGCCAGGCATCCGCCGTGCAGCCTGTCGCACCGAAGTATCCGACTCCGACTATCGTCACCGGCTGGCCCGGTTGAAAGGAAATTGAAATGGCAAACGTCACACTCAATGCACCGGCCGGCGCCGTGGGCGCTGTCATCGGCAGCGATGGCAATTCATACGCGATCAGCGCGGGCACGGTCAGCATTCCTTCGAACGCGGTGGGGCCGGGGCTGTTCGCCGCCGGCTACACGTTTTCCGCTGGGACCACAGGAAAAACCGGCCTCACCGGTAGCACCGGACCCACAGGCGGGGCAGGCGCAGCCGGTGCCAAAGGTGGCACAGGTGGAACCGGAACGACCGGCACAACCGGATCGTCGACGGGCAACACCGGGGCGACGGGTGTGACGGGTCAGACCGGCAACACCGGACCTACCGGCGCGACGGGGAGCTAACCGATGGCCGACCTTATCTTCGATGCACCGGCCGCATATGTCGGCCAAAATGTCGCGGTCGACGGGCAGATGATCGCCGTCGCATCCGATGGCACGCTGACGCTGCCCGCGGGGACGTATACGCAAAACGTCATCGCGTCGCTGTTGTCCGCGGGTTTCAACTGGCAGCATGGGCCAACCGGCGCGCTCGGCGGCAATCCTGCGACCGGATCAACCGGCACGACAGGCACAACCGGCACGACAGGCAGCACCGGCTCGACCGGCAACACGGGCCATGCAGGCGGCCCGACGGGCGTTACCGGTGGCACAGGTGGCACGGGCTGGACCGGTCACGCAGGCCCGCACGGATGACACTAGAGGAACGGCAAGAGGCGAGCGAGCGGCGCATTCTCGCGCTGTCGTTCGCGCTTGCCAACCTTTCCGAGATGGTGTCCGACTTGGCTGTCGTCGTGCGCGAATTGGTGCTTTCGAATCAATCGACGCTCCCGCCGGCCGAATACGTCCCGACAAGGCGGCACTAAATGGCGACGTACGATTACCCGACGCGGCAGCAAATGGACGACTACGCCCGCGCCTTGAACGGCGTGCCGGGCGGTCGCCAAACCTCGCTCGCGCCGCAGACCTCTAACATGGGCGCACCGCAAGCCCGCGGTGGACTGAAGGGTCTGCGGCAATGGCTCGGCATCACGATCCTCGGTGCGGACGGCGCGCAAGCGCTATTCCCGCCGCAGCAGCCTTTGCAGCCGATAGCGCAGGCACCGGACCAGGCGGCGCTCGGGCGGCCGTGGGATTACCCGGTCGGCTATAACACGCGGGTTACGCCACGCGACGCGCAGATCAGCTTCGCCACGCTGAAAAACCTTGCGGTCGGTTACGACGTGCTATCGATCATGATCGGGCGCGTGAAAGACAAGATCGTTTCGCAGCAATGGAGCATCGGGCCGAAGGATCAGAAAAAGCAAAAGACATACGCCAACGATGCGCGCATTGGCGAGTTAACAGACTTCCTCGAATATCCCGACAAGGATCATTCCTTCGATGATTGGTCGCGCATGCTGCTCGATCAAGTCATCATGTACGATGCTCCGGCGATCTGGTTGCAGCCCGACCGCGCGAATAGGCTCTATGCGCTGCAAATCCTCGACGGCGCGCTCATCACGCCGAAGATTGGGCCGGATGGGCGCATCCCGACGCCAGACATCGGGCCGGCATATCAGCAAGTGCTGCACGGTCTGCCCGCGGTCGATTACATCAAGCCGCTGCCGAAAGGCGTTGCGCCGCCTGTCGATCCCGATGGTTTCCCGTTCCCCGAATTGCTCTACAAGCCGCGCAATCCGCGCGTCGATTCGCTCTACGGATTCGGGCCGGTGGAACAGATCATTACCACGGTGAATATCGCGCTGCGGCGCGAAGCCTACCTGTTGCAGTATTACACCGACGGTTCGATTCCCGACATGCTCGCCAACGTTCCGGCAACGTGGAACCCCGACCAGATCAAGAATTTTCAGCTTTGGTGGGATTCAGTGCTGCTCGGCAACACGGCGGGGCGGCGCGGGCTGAGGTTCATTCCCGAGGGCGTCAAGCCGTTCGACACGAAGGAAAAGGCGCTGACCGACGAAACCGACCAATGGTTGATCCGCATCATGTGCTTTGCGCTCGGACTCAATCCGATGCCGTTCATAAAGCAGATGAACCGCGGCCAGGAAAAGACGCACCACGACGAAGCCGCGCAGGAAGGGCTAGAGCCGTGGTTGGAATGGTTTGCGAACCTCCTCAACACGATCATTGCGCTGAAATTCGGCTACAACGACATCGTGTTCCGCTGGAAAGAGGACGAAGCGACGGACGAGGCCACGCGCGCGACCATCGCGGTGCAATACGTCACCGCGAAGATTTACCATCCCGACGAAATCCGCGAGAAGCTCGGGGACGAGGCAATGGCGCCAGACTTGCGCGATCAAATGGACATGGCGACATTTTCGGCGACGCAAAACGCGACCATCCTGCCCGACGATCAACAACAGGCGAAGGATGATGCGGCGCAAGCGTTGGCCGCGTCCAAGCCCGCGCCCGCGCCGCCCGTGACCAACGTCACGAACAAAATAGAAGTGCCGGATGTGTTCGTCGATGTCGGCTCGACCAACGTCAAGATCGAATCGCCAAGCAAGCGGGCTGACGGTTTCAGTGGCGAGCGGTCAATCGACTATGACCGCGACGAAAACGGAAACCTGGTCGCAAAGATTCGCGAAACGCGGACGACAACGATCCGTAAATCCGAATGACGCTCAAGGTAACGCATGCGTTCACATCGGCGATTGCAGACGATCCAGCGGCTGCGGCAGCTGGCGAAGTATTGCCATCGCATTGGAACGCCGATCACATCATCAGCGGGACCGTTACCGCGGCGACGGGCAATACAGGCGCAACAGGCGCAACAGGCGGGACGGGAAATACAGGCAACACCGGAGCGGGTAACACAGGCGGAACCGGGGCAACCGGCGGTACCGGGAGTACTGGTAACACCGGCGCGGGAACGAACGGGGCGACAGGTGCAACCGGCGCCGCAGGGCCGACAGGGTCGACGGGTTCTACTGGCACGACCGGCAGCACAGGGCAAACCGGCTCGACGGGTCCGACGGGAGCGCAAGGGAATACAGGCAACACCGGGACGAATGGCGCAACGGGGGCAACCGGCGCACAGGGAAATACCGGCGGCACGGGCGGGACGGGAGCAACCGGGCAGACCGCGAACACCGGTGCGACAGGTCCGACAGGTGCAGGCAACACCGGCGGGACAGGTGGCACTGGCGCAACAGGACAAACGGGCAACACAGGCGCTACGGGCGCTGGGAACACGGGAAACACAGGCGCTACGGGGCAAACAGGAAACACCGGGAACACGGGAAATACTGGCGCGACAGGCTCGGCGTCGTTTCAGCTTTCGTTCTCGGTCGGCAATGGAGTCGACGTCATCACAACCGGATTAAAAGCGACGGCGGTCGTCAGTTGTCCGCGCACCGGCACGATTACATCGTGGACGGTGTTGTCGTGCGATGCGGCAACGCCAACCTCGGGCGCGATTCAATTCGATCTGTGGAAGGACACATATGCGAATTATCCGCCGACAGTAGCGGACACGATCATTCCGTCGGGGACAAAGCCCAACATCGCGGCGACCAACAACAAAAACACAGGCTCGACGCTCACCGGATGGACGACAAGTATTACGGCCGGCGACGTCATATACCTCAACGTCGACAGCGTCACCGCACTGAAGGCCGCGAAACTCATCGTCGCGTACACCGCATGACATCCTTCCTCGTCCCTACGCTGCCCGGAAGCAATGAACAGTCGACATACAACCGTCGACCGATTGCGTTCTTTTTCACGACGCGAAGTTTCGTCTGGAAGTGGGCGTTTAGTGCCGCGCTCGCTGTCTATCCTGCGATGCGCCTGCTCGCCGCCGTGACGACCAACGCCGACGGCACGCCGAATTTTCAGCCCGTCAGCCCGTTCGTGACGCCGACGACTAACGGCTACACATTCAACGTCACGATGCCCGCTGACGGGCATTATCTCGCGAGCGTCGAAGGCGCGCCGGCCGGAACTATCATCCTGGCGAAACCTTTCCTCGTCAACGCGAGCGGCTCGCCGCTGCCGCTGGCGCAGCAAACGCCGTGGACCGCAAGCAATCGGCGCGACCTTGAGCAAGCATGGTCGATGCAAGTCGCGCAGACCCGATACCCCGGCGCGCCGCCGGAAGCGAAACGATGGCCGTTGAAGGCGCGCACCATCGAACCGTATTCGACGCTGTTGCCGGATTCGCAATTGTGGATTCGTCGCATCAGCGAAAATCAGTCGGGCATGAATCCCGAATTTTGCTTGCTCCCGACCGGCGACGTGTGCGTTGAGCGTTGGCAAAAGTACTTCTATGCCGATGCAACGACCTTCGGCAACCCGCCAACGCAGGGTGGTTTGATGGCGCCACCGATTGGCGTGCGCGATGGCGCGCGCGGCGTCGAGCAATTGGGCTTCGTGTCGAAGGCGATCATGCGCTTTGACGGCAAAGGCTCCTATTTCATCGAATCGCAGGGGCGCGTCGGCTTCAAGATTTTCGATTCGCCGTTCCTGCCGCCCGTTGGCGTCGACATGAGTAAATCGCAATTCACCGGCGAGCCGGGAGAATCGGGAACCTTCGCCGGTAGGCGCGCTAAAAAACATCAGCTTCGGCAAACGGCATCGCTCATCACGGCAGGCGCCGTCACGTCGGCACAGCGCGCGAAGTATGAGGAACAATGGGAAATGGTCGGCGATTGGTCGCGCGTGCCCTGGGGCGCGGGATTCCGCGAGCTTTGGGGCGGCGCGGTAGCCTTCCGCAATGCAGACGGCACGATCAACAACCGATTCGGGCTAGAGCTTTGGATTCCCGATGCAATGGGCGGCCCCGACGGGCAAGGCGTCATTTACTACGTCAACCAATGGCCCGCGCATCCGGCAAAGCGCACGCTCGCGCAATTTCCGCCGAAGGGTTACACCGATGCGGGCACCGTCACCGGGCAGGCCGACGTCGTGCCATTCCTCACGCATGAGCAATGGCCCGATTACGTCAATCAGCCGTTCGACATGGAGCTCGGCCCCGACGGTAAGCTGTATTGGATCAACTTTGGCAATCACTCACTTTGCCGCTGCGATCTTGACGGCGGCAACCCTGAGGAAGTCGTTTCCTGTTCTATCGGCGTCGTCGACGGCCCGCTCGGCATCCCGTACCGGCTCGCGGATGCGACGATGGCAACGGACCAAATCCGCGCGCTCTACGTCAAAGACGGGCCATTCGGCACGGCGACGCTGATGTATCCGCAAACGATGCGCTTCACGTCGAAGGGGACCATCGTCATCGGCGAGCGGTACACCTATGCGCTGCGCGAAGTCGATTTGACCGCGCGCACGGTGCGGACGATTGCCTACATTCCGAATCTCGCCTTCGCCGGCACGTCGAGCGGGTGCAACGATCTCGGAATGGATGTCGACCACGCGGGAACATGCGGCCCGGTAGACGATATCTTCGTGAGCGTTTGGCTTCGCAACTACCGTTTCGGATTGGACGGGACGTACCGCGGCTATCCGTTCACGCCGGCCGGCGCCGGATACATGAGCAATGGCCCGCTTCCGCGCATTCAATGCCCGGTGTATGCGTGGACGCCAGGCGTCGGCAACGGGCGGATTTTCTTCGTCGGCAGCGGCGGCGGGCATCAAGCCATCGAAATCACGAAACGTCAAACCGGCGACGTCGGCCCCGATTCGAATGCCGACTACACGAAATGGACCGCGGGCCGCGTTGCGTTCCAAAACTCGCCCATGTACCTGACGCACGGTTGCGCGCTGCAAGGACGCCTCGGTTATCCGTCGATTGAGGAAATCGGATCATGGACCGAGGCGACGCTTCGCAGCTACGCGACAACGTGGGGCATATCGGCGGCGAACATGGACAACTTCGTTTATTTCGCCCGCATGGGCTCAATGGATTATGACTACGCGGTGGACACGACAGCACCCGCGAAGCCTGTCAATGCTCTGTCGGAATCCTCGATTACTTGGAGTTGATCCATGTATAACATCGTGTTGAGCGGCACCGCTGGACCGGAACCCGACATCGCGAAGGCGCGCGTCTATCAGGACGGAGCGAAGGTAGCGGAAGTCGACGCCGCAGCGGGACAGGCATTCAGCGTGACGCTAACGCATCCAGGCGACGCGACGATCCAAATCACGCATTCTTTCGTCGATGGTGCGGGTAATGAATCCGCGCAAGGGCCGGCTCTGGCCGTTGTCGTGCCGCCCGTTCCTGATCTGACCGCGCCGGCTGCGCCCACGGGACCGATGACGCTCGTTTCGGTTGTTTGGGTGCCGTAAACCAAAATGGCAAACCTGTACGTCAAAGCGGGCAGCAGCAATACTTCGCCATACGATACATGGGCGAAGGCTGCCACGTCTTTGGCTACAGCCATCACGCTTGCTGCAGCGAATGACACGATTTATGTACATTCGGCGTTTAATGAAACGGGGCTCGGTGCGACGACGTATGCGCCAGCTGCCGGCGTGCAGCTTTACTCCACGAGCGATACTACCAACCAACCGCCGACAACCTACGCCGCTGGCGCAACCGTCGCCACAACGACAACCGGCGGCTTCACCATTAATGGCGGCGGTTGGTTCGGCTTCTCGTTCAAAAACGGGAGCGGATCGAGTACCGCCGTCATGGCAATTGGCGCTGGCGACAATACCGCCACGTCGCTAGAAAGTTGCTCGCTGTTCCTGATTTCAACCGGCGCCGGATGCCTATTCAATATCGGCGGATCAAGCGCAAGCACGGGCAACAGTGCGATTCGGACGCGCAGTTGCAATTTTTCTTTTGCTGCAACCGGGCAGAGCATCACTTGCCGCGGATTGTGGTTTGACGAGGACAGCAGTATAGATGCCGGGGCAACGCATCCTGTCGCGCTCATAAAATCGGTATCGCTGTCGGCGTCGATGTTCTTTTACGGCACTGACTTTTCCGCTAACGCGAACACCTATTTCCCCGATGGCGCATCGTGGTACATCGCAACGCTTGTCAATTGCAGACTCAACACTACGGCGACGATACAAGCGACATTGTCGAATGATGCGGCGGGAGAAGTCTACGGGTACGATTGCACGAGCAATAGCGCCAGCAATCTTGGCTTTCCTTTTTTCCATTACAACTATCGTGGCAATACGGTGGCACAAAATACCGCATACATCACGGCAGATGGTGCGAGTTACGATGCAACCGGCGACAGATATTCGCTCACTTGCACGAGCGTAAATGGCACCTACGACAAACCCTATTTCACGCCGTGGATGGCGGTCTATAACGCGGCTTTGACCGCCGTCACCCCGTGGCTTGAAATCGCACGGGATGGCAGCGCGACCGCATACAATGATGACCAAGTATGGTCAGAGTGGGTCGTCAAAACGACCGCGAGTTCTTGTATCGGCACGCTCTACACTGACCGCAAAGCACTACTCCAAACCGCGCAGGCGCAAGCCGCCGGCGTCGGGACATCGGCATGGACCGGTCTTAGCGGGACCGCCAATTCCATGAAATGCGACAGCGGTGCGGCAGTGACGCCGGCCGTCGCCGGCAACGTGCTATCGCGACTCGCGCTCACTGGAACCGCTGCCGTATATCTTGATCCGTACATGCGCGGGTTGTCGGCGGCGCCGTCTCTGATGCGGGTCAACGGCGCCGGCTTTATGAATGGCTTCGCTGCGGGAACAAGCGGGCTTACCGCGATTGGGCACGCATCGTGACGATAAGCCGCACCGCGTTCCAGGCGAGCGCATTCCAGCTAAACGGATTCCAGATCGCGACCGCGGTCGGAACGGGCGATCTGCCGCCGTGGATTCTGCGCTATCTGCATACCCGTGCAGTCGCCAAGCCGAAGCGCAAGCCGGAACCGTTGCCGGCGGAAATCGAGGCATTGCTGGCCGAGATGCGGCGCCCGATTGTGCCGCAGGCACCGCAAGTCAACCTGATTTCGTTGGCAGCGGCGGCCGAGCGCGCAAGAGCGGAAGCCACGCGCCTCGCCGCCGTAGCCGCGGAACGGGATGCGGTGCAGCGCGAAAGCAAGCGCATCGCCGATATCGAACAGGCTGCACTCGCCGCTATCGAGGCCGAGCGCGCGCGCGTGCAGTATGTGCGGATTGGCGCGGAACTCGATGCGGCGCTGGAATTGCAGCGGTTGGAGGATGAGCGGGTCGCGGCACTGGTAGCGGCCCGGCTCGAGGCGGCGCGGCTTTCGCAGATAGAACTCGCGGCAATGCTCACGTCGGCCATGACGCGGCAGCGCGCGCAACAGCGAGAAATCGACCGCTTTATCGCGCTTGTCGACGATGTGCTAGACGACGATTGGCTCGACGCCGCATGATCCTCCTACAAAAACGCGAAACCTTGCTCCCGCTGCGCGCGAAACGGCCGGCGATCGCGAAACTGCGCGCGCGCATGACGCGCACCGTCGCCGCCTTCCTTGAATCGCAGCCGAAGGAAATGGCGCGGCAAGTGGGCTTGTTGCGGATGCGGCATCTTCGCAAAGCCGAATTGACGGATGAGGAATTGAACGCCATCGAAACCATCCTCGCGTCCGTCGACTTTGCCGGTTGGACGGTTCTTGCCGGCGACGTCGAGCCCATCATGGACGAGATCGCCAAGGAGCAAGCCTATGCTGCATTGGCTCAGGTCGGAATTGACGTCGAGGCGCGTCCGGAAGTTCGTGCAATCGTTGACGCGCGCGCCATCGCCTACGCCCGCGACCGTTCTGCGGCGCTGGTGGGCATGCGTCGCAACGAGCTCGGCGGCTTTGTTCCGAATCCAAATGCGGAATGGCAAATCGCCGACAGCACGCGCGACTTCATGCGCGCCGACGTCGAAACGGCCATCGCCGAAGGTTGGTCGAACGACCGTCTCGCGACGGCGTTTGCTGAAAGCTATGGGTTCTCAAAGGATCGCGCGATGACCATTGCGCGCACCGAAACGAACTTCGCCGCGAGCCAGGGCGCGCTAGAGGGTTACAAAGCTTCCGGCGTGGTCGAAGGAAAACTGTGGCTCACCGCCGAGGATGATTTGGTCAGTGAGGAATGCGAAGCGAACGCCGACGCTGGCGTAATCGGCTTGGACGAAGATTTCCCGAGCGGCGATGATGCGCCGCCCGTGCATCCGAATTGCCGCTGTGCGATTGCACCAGTGGTCGACTTTGACATGCCAGCCGCGGCAGTAGCGGCAGAAAACGAGGGAACACAATGAACATTTTTGCGCGATTGATGAAGGTGGACGAAGCGCGCCGCACGGTCATCGGCCGCGCAATCGAGGAAGTCGTCGACAAGTCGGACGAAATTTTCGACTATGCGACATCAAAACCCTATTTCGAAGCGTGGAGCAAGTCGTTCTCCGACGCGACGGACGGGAAGTCGCTCGGAAATCTGCGCGCCATGCACGGCAAGGTCGCGGCCGGCAAGCTGACCGGGATCAATTTCGAGGACGCGCACAAGGCCATCGACATCGAGGCGAAGGTCGTCGACGATGCGGAATGGGCAAAGGTGCTGGAAGGCGTCTATACGGGGTTCAGCATCGGCGGAAAATACGTCGGCGACCGCAAAACCGAAAAGGTCGCGGACAAGGATGTCAAGCGATACACGGCAGACCCGGCGGAAATCTCGCTCGTCGATAACCCGTGCGTGCCGACCTCGACGTTTTTCCAAGTCATCAAGCTCGACGGCTCGGCGGAAACGAAAGCGTTTCGGCCGCCCGCGCTCGACGTCACCGGGACGGATGAGGATGTCGCCGCCTTCGCTGACCTGTTGCGCGTTTCCGGCAAGAGCGTAGCGGATGCCGTTGCGCTTCTAAAGCGCGACTTCTCGCAAGAGGAACGCGACAAGGCAGCCGACAGCGGCGCGGCCATGCCGGATGGTTCGTTTCCGATCAAATCAGTAGCTGATTTGCATAACGCGATCAGACTCGCCGGCAACGCCAAAGACCCGGCCGCAGCGCGCGCGCACATCAAGAGTCGTGCGAAGGCGCTCGGGGCCGAAGATCAAATCCCCGACACTTGGAAAATTGTCGATTCGTCGCTCGTCGATGCAATCGAATCCGCAGCGCATTGCGCGGACCTCAAAAAGCGCGCGACGGATGCGGCGACAATCGTCGATCTGTTAAAGGTCAGCGAAGGCGTGCTGAGTGACGAGGAACGCGCGGCAGCGAAAACGACGGATGATTTGCGCGCCGCAATCGTCGGCAAAGCGCGCATGACGCAGGCGCACATGGACAAAATCCAGGCGATTCACGATCACGCCGTAGGCATGGGCGCGGATTGCGACAACGACAGCGACAAATCGCACAAATCGGAACTGACGAAGGTTGACGGCGGCGACGTTGCCAAGCAATTGGCCGACGCGCTGGAAAGAATCAAAAAGCTGGAATCGCAGCCGATGCTGTCAACCGTCACGCTTCGCATGCTGAAAAGCGTCACGAAGGAACAGGATCAGGAAAAGAATACGCCGAAAGTTGTCAATCCCGACACCGTCGAACTGTTGCCCACCGATCCGCTCATCAAGAACGCTGATGGCACCGTCGACTACTACAGCAGCCGCGTAATGAAAGCACGTCGGCTGGAAGCACAGGCGCGCGCGAGCGCATCCCAATAATCCCCAACCTAACACGCAATACCGGACAGGAATTCGAATCATGGAAAAGACGATGATTAGCCATAACGTGTCCCAAATGTTCAAGGGCGCGGGCATCAATTGGAAAGAGGGCGTCGACCCGAATGAGGCCATCGCGCTCATTCGCGATTCCGTTTCGACGCCGCTGGCGCCGGAAGTGCTGAAGGCATTCGTGCAACCGGGCTCGGCGACGTCGGGCCTCGCGCAATACGACCTGGAGCAAGGCGCGCGCTTGCTCTACCCGATCACGACGATTTTCCGCAACATGATTCCGCGTCTGACCGGCGGTGTGGGTATCCAGGCGAATTGGCGTGCGCTGACGGCGGTCAACCCCGGCAACCTGAACATCGGATTGTCGGAAGGCCATCGCGGCGGGTTCATGGGTCAGACGGTCGTCGACAAGTTCGCGTCGTTCAAAACGAGCGGCATGGACAACTACGTCACCGAGCAAGCCTACCTCGCGGCGGTCACGTTCCAGGACCTGATGGCGCTCGCTGCGACGACCACGCTGCAAGGCACGATGGAGCAGGAGGAAAAGCTGGACATCGGCGGCAATTCGTCGATCCTGTTGGGCACGGCGGCAACCCCGACGGGCTCGGCTGCGACGACGGGCGGCAAGCTGTCGGACGGCACGACCTACAGCATCATCGTTGTCCCGCTGACCTACCTCGGCATGGTGAACAGCGTTGCGCCGACGGTATCGGGCGCGGGTGCGCTGTCCGGCGGCGCGGTTGCGCTGCCGTACGTCCGCACCAATGCCGACGGCTCGACGGACAACGTGCAAGGCTTCAGCGGCATTCAGTCCGCGGCGAGCTCGGCGGTCACGCTGTCGGCCGGTACGGCGGTGCAGGGCATCAATGCCGCGGTGACGGCGATCAATGGCGCCATCGGCTACGCATGGTATTTGGGCGCGACCGCGGGAACGGAGCGGCTCGTCAAGATCACCGGCTACCCGACGGCGTTCCTGTCCAACACCAACAGCACGGGACAGCAAGCGTCCGCGCTGCCGGCGACGGATACGTCGACCTTCTCGCTCAACTACGACGGCATCCTCACGCAAATCCTGACGGCCGGCTCTGGCGCGTACGTCAAGGATTTGGGCGGCGCCGCGCTGACGACGGCGGGGTCGGGTTCGGGCGGCATCGCCGAAATCGACACGCTGATCGCTGACCGGATCGCGAATTACCGGCTCGTCCCGACGGACATTTTCTGTAGCCCGACGGATCAATCGGCAATCTCCGCAACGATCATGACCGGAAACACCAACCTTGCGCCGTTCATCATGTCGGGCGCGAGCGAGGACGGTCTGGCGGCTGCGGTGCAATTCAAGGTCTACAACAATAAGGTCGGATACGGCAACGCGCAGCTTGAAGTCCACGCGCACCCGTTCATCCCGGCCGGCACGATGATTTTCTACAGTCGGACGAACCCCTATCCGCTGTCGAACGTGCCGAATCTGATTCGCAAGCTTTGCCGTCGCGATTACTGGCAAGTGGATTGGCCGGTCGTGACGTTGCAGCGGACGCTTGGCGTGTACTTCGACGCCGTGCTGCAAATGTATTTCCCGCCCGCGTTTGGCGTCATCACGGGCATCAAGTCGTAAAGCGGGGGTCCAACCTCGTGAGATTCCCGGCGGCGATCCCCCAACTCCCCTTGGCGTCGCCGGGAGTTTCGAATCACATAATTTTATGAGAAAAGCAAAGTGCAACCGGGCGACCTGACAACTCTCGCGAACGTCAAGCAATGGCTCAACTTGGGCGCGTCGGCTATCGCCGGCATTACCAATGCGAACCCGGCCGTCGTCACGCTCGCGCAGGGGACGGGGCTGATTACGGGTTTGCCGGTGCAATTTTCGGATATCGTCGGCATGACGGAACTCAACGGGCAGACGTTGCCGGTGACGGTGCTGACCGCGTCGCCGCTGTTCACGTTCTCGGTTCCGGTCGACTCGACGTTGTTCGGCGCGTATGTGTCGGGCGGCTTCGCGAGCGTCACCGATCCGTTGTTAGAGCGGCTCATCACGGCGGTATCGGTCTACATTCAATCGTGGCTCAATCGCACGATTCGCAACCTCGATTATCTGGAAACACGCGACGGGCTCGGGCGGCCGACGATGATGTTTCGCAATTACCCGGTGACGTCGGTTGCATCGGTTGCGGTTAACGGCATCCCGATTATCGCGCGCGTCCCGTTTGCGCCGACGGTCACGGCGGGCAACTGGTACGGCTACGTTTTCGACGACGTGCATGTGATGCTGTCGGGTTACACGTTCTGCCGCGGCTTTCAGAATGTGGCGCTCGGATACGCCGCCGGTTTTCTCGTTTCGAATGAGGCACAGACCGTGCCGCTTGTGGCGCCGTACACGCTCACCACGCTCGCGCATTGGTCGGCCGGCGACAGGGGCGTGACGTATGCCGATGGGACGCCGCTTGTCGCGGTCGCATCATCGCCCAACCAGGGGCAATACTCGGTCGACGGCAGCGTGTACACATTCAACGCGCTCGACGCGGGGTCGGCGGTGCTGCTTTCATACGGCTACGTTCCGGCGGATGTCGAGCAAGCCGCCGTCGACATGATTGGCGATTGGTTCAAATACAAAGACAGGATCGGCAAACTGTCCGAAGCGATAGAGGGGCAATCCATTACCTTCACGAATCAAGGCATCACCGCGCGCGCGCAGGGGGTGCTTAATCAGTATCGCAACGTCGCGCCGATCTACTGACGGAGGAAATATGGCAACCATTCCCCTGATTCTGATGGTGCTCGCGGTCGTCCTGCTCGGTCTGGCAGCGTTCAAGCTCGCGCCGGAACCGACGCGGCTTTCGTTTGGATGGTGCGGTCTGTTCATTTGGGCGCTGGTCGAATTGCTCTACCGCGGCGCGCCGCTAATGCACTGAGGAACCCATGAGCCCACTCGGCGTTGTCCTAATCATCGTCCTGATCCTGCTACTCGTCGGCGCGTTTCCGACATGGCCGCACTCTACTTCGTGGGGCTACGGCCCGAGCGGAATTCTCGGGGTCGTGCTTGTCGTCGTGCTGATCTTGTTCTTAATGGGCCGACTCTAAAGGATGACCGACCATGAAAATGGTTGGACGATTGAAACCCTCCGCGTCTATGTACTGACGAAGATAGAGGAGGCCGATAAACGATATGAGCAGCGATTCAACGACCAGCAGCAGGCTATCGTAAAACAGGAGGTTGCAATTGAACGGAGGTTCGAAGGGGTCAATGAATTGCGCGGTGCGCTCGATGACGCCGCGAAACTGCTGATGCCGAGGGCGGAGGCCGTGGCGCATTACGATTCGCTGGTACAGAAAATAGACGATCATGGCAAGCAGGACACCGTGTCGCACTCCGGTTTTACTGCCCGCCTCGATGGCATTTCGCACAGGCTCGACTTGAAGGAAGGCGAAGCATTGGGCAGCAAGGACACAAAGGGCGACAGTCGGGCGACATGGGCGATAGCGATTGCGGTCGCGACTGTCATCGTGCAGGGTTATTCGTTCGTGGTCGGCCATGCGTCAAGTTCGACGCCAGCGTCGCCGCAAGTGATCTACGTTCCGGCGGCTCCGGGCACGCTTGTGCCGGGACCGCAAACGCAACCTCCTACGAGGTGACAGATGACGAAAAAACCGTCGAAGGACGCCCTTTGATTTCCGGCTACCTCGTCGGCGACAAGGAAATGATCGCTAAATTCCAGGCGATGCCGGCGGCCGTCAAGTCGGCTCTTGACGGTGAGGTAAAGGCGCTCGGCTACGCGCTGCAATTGCGGGTGCAGCGGGATTGGTTGCGCGGCCCGCGCCCGCAGCGGCTAGGGGTCAAAACCGGCCGCCTGTTGCGTTCAATCACCCAGGGCGGGGCAGACAGCCGCAGCCGCTTCGAATCGACGCCAACGACCTCCTACGCCTATGTCGGGACCAATGTCGAGTATGGGGCAGCGTGGGAATACGGGTTCGCCCGTCGCGTCGGCGCCGGCGCTCGAGGCGGCCCGCGCACGCTCATGGGCAAGGCGCTCGAAACTTACATCGCGAAGCATCCGCCGGGGACCAAACAAGTCGCCGCCCGGCCGTTCCTCGCGCCCGCGTTGCAGGAAATGCGCGCCGAGATTGTTGAGCGGTTGCAGCGGGTGCTGGTCGACACCGCGCAGCGGACGCTAAAGGCGTGACCCGTGGCAACCCGCGAGCCTATTTATTCCGCCCTATGGCAGATTGTCTCCTTCGATCCCCGCATCGCCGCCGTGTTCGCCACGACGTCGCGCAGTACGCGCCATTTCGAGGACGTGTCAGCGGAGGAAATGCCCGCCTTGTTCATGCTGCAAAAGCGCGAGACATGGCAACGCCCCGGCAAGGGCATTTCGCCCAAACGGACGCTAATGGCGCATTTCCTGTGCTACCAATACAACGCTGCGCCGAATCAGAATTTCAACGCGACCGGGATCAATGCGCTCATGGACGTGATCGACGACGTGTTGACGACGGTCAACAATCCCGGCAATACGCAGACGTTGGGCGGCTTGGTCGAGCACGTCTACATCGAGGGCGACGTAGAGATTGCCGACGCCTTGTTGCAGGAGAAAAGCATTTTCGTCGTGCCGTTGACGATCCTAATACCATGAGGGACGGCGATGACCACGGGCCGAGGATACCAATACCAGGCGCGGCAGGGGCGGCAATCTACATCGCATTGCAGCGGCTCGCGACGCTGTGCGGCGAAGGCGGCATCACGATCAAGAAAGAGCGCGTAGCGGCGGGCGGCTACGTTTACACGATAGGCAACCACGAACCGCCGGAACGACCGGCACGAAAGGGCTAGATCATGGCAATCGACTTTTTTGGTGCAGGAGTGCTTTTCGCGACCCCGACGTTTGACGCGAGCGGCGCCGCAATCGCCGTTCCGTCGCCGGTGCAATTCGGAATCGTGCAGGACGTTACCATCGACGATACGGCCGACATCAAGGAACTTTACGGGGCGAATCAGTACCCCGTCGACATCGGCCGCGGCAAAGCAAAGCTGATGATAAAGTGCAAACAGGCGCAATTCTCGGCCGAGCTTTTCAACACGATCTACTACGGGCAAACGCTGACGGCCGCTTATCATGCCGTGCTCGCCGATTCAGTAGGCACGGCGATCCCGACCGGCGCCGGGGCAACGTCGATCCACATCACGCCAACCGCGCCGACCGGTGGCACTAGTACCTATGTCGCCGACTTGGGCGTGCAGGATGGCAACGGCGTGCCGTATATACGCGTCGCGAGCTCGCCCACATCGGGCCAATATGCGCTGACCGGCGCGACTTACTCTTTCAGCGACATCGACGTCGGAAAAATCGTGTTCATCAATTACGAGTACAGCAATGCGACGAACCCCGGCACCGGGAAGCTGCTACAGATCAATAACATTCCCATGGGACAGGTTCCGGTATTCTCGGCGCAGTTTTTCAACACGCGCCGCGGGCGTTCGGTCTGGCGCAAGTTCCCGGCTTGCGTGGCGACGAAACTGTCGATGGACTTCAAGAATGACGATTTCGTCATTCCCGATTTCGAGATCGCGGCGTTTGCCGACAGCAATAACGTCGTGCAATACCTGTCCGAGAGCGAATAGCCGTGAGCAACGAAAGCGGTAACGGCAAATACGCGCCACGACCGGGGAATATTCCCGGCGTGGCGATGAACCTCGGCGGAATTGATTTCGTGCTCGCGCCGCTAGGGCTGCGCTTGATACGCGAATCGCAGGCAAAGACGAAGGAACTACAGAAAAAAGCGGCCGAGGGAATAGACGTCGATTCGGAATATTACGCTTTGAACATTGACAGCGTATTCGAATCGTTGCGGCGAAATTATCCAGAAATCACACGCGATGAAGTCGAATCGCTCATCGACGCAGGCAATTTGCCGGATTGCGTCAATGCCATCATGGGAGCATCGGGGCTTAAAAAGGTAACGCCGGGGGAGCTGAAACCGGGGGGTTAAGCGAAGTCGATTGGGACACCGAATACGCCACCATCATCACGGCTACCGGCTGGACGTGGGAATACATCGACGAATTCGTGACGCTGCCCCGGTTCAATGCGCTCCGCTCCTATTGGCTCTCAAAGCCGCCCGTTCACATCACGGCGGCGCTATTCGCCGGAATCGAACCGGCGCGCGGTAACTCGCGCCCTCTGGCGAGCGTTACGCCGATTGACAATGCGTCAATCACCCGCGACATGCACACCGATCCGCGCAAGTTGACATGGCGAGGCATTCGCAATGGCTGATAACGTAGAGGTCAAACTTGGCGCCGATGCCGGCCCGGCAAAAGCGGGGATGGAGGACGCAGCGCGTTCAATCCAGGCGTCGCTGCAGGGCATTCAGAAGGCGCTCGAAAACTTCAGCACGACGAATAAGAAAGCGCGCGACGACGCGATCAAGAATAACGCGGACCTGTCGCGCACCTTTCTGGAATTGAAGGCGAGCGCGGAAGGCGGATTCAACGGAATCATCGGCGTAATCGAGCGTTTCCGCGGCGTATGGATCAGCCTTGCCGGTTTGCTCGCTGGCGGGATGCTCTGGAAGGCCGCGATAGATCAAGTTTTGGAAATGAATGAAAGCGTCCGAAAGTTGCAAATAACTTTTGGAATGCTTTCAGATCAAGCGACGACTACCGCCGTTGCGTTGAAAATCATCGGCAAGAGCGGCGACGATTTTTCCGCAATGGGTATGAAGCTCGCCCGCCAATTGAAAATGGACGAACAAGGCATAAAAGACCTCGGCGTCCAGACGCGCGACACGGCAACCGGCGCATTGTTGCCGCTCGACGTCATCATGCAAAACGGTTTTAAGACGATGCAGGATTACCGCGCGGGAGCGGACCAAGACATCGTCGCATTGAAACTGTTCGGGCGCAATGTCGGCGACGTAGTGGAAACGATGCTTATGATGCCGGCGGCGTTGCAGCGGGCGAAGGATTTGCAAAAAGAACTCGGCATTGAATGGGGGCCAGACAAACAGGCTCAGGTAAAAGCCTATCAATTAGAAGTCGGAGCATTCCAAGTTGTGCTCGGCCATATCGGCGAGGAAATCGGCATGGCCGTCATGCCGCAACTGATGACCCTCGCGAAGTATTTCAACGACGTCGGGCCGTCGGCGGCGGAATTCATTATTAAGGCGGTGAAGCTCGTTATCGCTACCATCGACGCGCTGGCAACGGGGGCAAAAGAGGATTATTTGATCGTCAAAGGAACGTGGGACAACCTCGTCGTTGCCGCGAGCGCGCTATGGGCGGGGATGAAAGACGCCTTCGAAACTGGCGGCACGAATATATCGAATATTTGGGCCGACATGAATAAGCGGATTCTAAAAAACACGCTGGAAACGAATGCGGCCGTGCTCGGATTGGAGCACGATCTGATTCTCCGTTTGAACGCGCTTGACGAAACGCACACGTCAAAACCGGGCGCAATACCGGGATTCGGGAGCGGGGGAAAGAGCGCGCCAACCGGGAAACCAACCGGACCTGCGAGTGAGGTTGCAGATTGGGACAAGGCACTTAAGGCAGCGCAGGATTATTACAACGATTTGAAAGACGCGCAAGGTAGTTTCGAGCGTTGGTCGGAATCAATGACGCGCGATTATTGGCAAGAGGTACTCGACAATTTCAAATTGTCTGCGGACGACCGCGCGGCCCTGGACCACAAGATGCACGAAGCCAATAACGTCGTGCGCAAGCAGGAATTTGATGCGGAGATTGCTAACCTCGACAAGATCGCCGCCGGTTACAAGTTCAACTACGCGGAGCGTATCCGGCTTGCCGAGCAAGCCGCCGCTATCGTCGCCGACAAATACGGATTTGAGAGCGCGGAATATGCTAGAGCATCCGCAAAGATCATCGCGCTGCAACAGCAGCAAGAGGCGCAGGAGCAACGACTTGCGGACCTTGCGCGCAAGCGTATCGAGACAATCGCCAATTTCGAATATCAAACAAAACTCAACGGCCTGAATCAACAGCTCGCATTGCGGCAGATCAACGTCCAGCAAGAGCTCGCGCTAGAGCAGCAATACCTCGACGAAAAACTCGCGATTGATATCAAGGCAATCAACGACGAAATCGCGGCGGCGGGACCGGAAGGCGATCCGGTCAAGTTGCAAGCATTGAACGACAAGAAACTGCAATTGGAATTGCAGTATCAGACGGCAAAGACGGCCATTGCCAACAAGGCCGAGCAGGATCGGATGCAATATGTTTTGCAAGCCGAGCAAGCGGTCGAAAATACGTTCTCGACGATGTTGTCCGACTTGATGAACCGCACGAAATCATGGAAGGACGTGATGCTCGACGCGGTAGCGTCCATTACCAAAGCCCTCAATGATCTCGTCGCCAAGAAGCTCGCGCAGCAAATCTTTGGTGCGGGGACCGGCGGCAACGATATCCTCGGATCAATTTTCGGTAGCCTGTTCGGTGCTGGTGGCGGAAGCGCCGCAGCGGCCGGCAGCGCGCTCGACAACCCTTTCCTTTCGATCTTCGGCGGCATTGCGTCGTATGACGTTGGCACGCCCTACGTCCCGCGCGATACGTTGGCGCTCGTGCATCGTGGCGAAGCGATCATCCCGGCGGCGCAAAACAAGGGGCGCCCCGGCGGCTCGCCGCTCGCGGTGACGAATCATTTTCACATTACCGGCCCGGTCGATTCGCGCACGCAGGATCAGATTGCCGCCGCTGCCGCACGCGCGACGCAGCGCGCCATGTATAGGACGCTCTGATGGCATTCCTTGAATCCCCGCGCTTTCCAGATGAAATAGCCTTTTGGGCGGTCGGCGGCCGCGGCTTCCAGACGGTTGTCGTTGAAACCTACGGCGGCGACGAATACCGCAACGCGGCCTGGCAGATCGCGCGCGGCGAATGGGACTTCTCGGACGGTCTGCGGAGCGTAGACGCCAACCACTACACCGGACTCGCGCAAAAGCTCTTGCGTAATTTCTTTCTCGTCAGTTATGGGCAATTGAACGCCTTTCGCTTCAAGGATTTTTCAGACTATGGCGATGAGGGGCAAGGCTATTTCGTCGGCCTGACCGCGACGACGTTTCAAATGTGGAAACACTACGTCAGCGGCGCGCTGTCCTACGATCAGCCGATATACAAGCCGGTTTCGGCGACCGTCGTCGTCACCGGCGGCTCGGCGCCCGTAGTCGATTACACGACGGGAATCGTCACCGTGTCGAGCGGAACGCCGACATCGTGGACGGGACAATTCGACAAGCCGGTGCGATTCGGTGGCGATCTGCCGAAGATGGGGCCAGACCCGTCGGGCGCGCTCTACAACTGGCAGGGCATCAAACTGATCGAAGTGCGGAATCCGTGAAAAAGCTTTCGAACGCGCTCAAGGCGCACCTCGCTCAACCCTATCAGACCATGACGACGTGTTGGCTCGTCGTGCGCGTTGATGGGGGCGTGTTTGCGTTCACCGATCACGACCAGGACATCACATTCGATTGCGAAGCTGCGTTGACGGGGCTCGGAATCCCCGTCCCCCCGGACATGGTTGGCACCGGATCGCAGACCTATCTCGCGGAATCCGGCTTTACGCCGTCCGACATTGCGACTTCCGATGCGCTCAACGTCGACAACCTGGAGCTTGACGGCGTGCTCGTTTCGCCGTCGATCACTGAAACCGATCTAAATGCCGGTCTGTGGGACTTCGCTTTTATTCTCGTGTTCCAAGTAAATTGGCATGATTTCCTGTTGACCGTCGGCAACGTTTCGGTCCCCGTTGGGCAGTTTACGCGCGCTGGGGCGGTGGCGACGGTCAGCATTTCCCCGAAGGTGCACGGGCTGAAAAGCGGGGAACAGGTCGAAATCTTCGGCGCCAACCAGATCGAATACGATGGCGTTCACGTCATCACCGTGACGACGACGCAACATTTTACCTTTCCGGTTATCGGCACGCCGGCAACCCCTGCCACGGGCACGATTACCTATCAAGCATTGTGCGGGCCACTGATCGAGCGCGTCGGCAGGCTAGGCGAAGTGACTATCGAGCGCGGCGCATTCAAGGCGGAAATGCGCGGCATCATGCAAGCCTATACGCGCAGCATCGGCGAATTGACGTCGCCGACGTGCCGCGTTAAAACGCTAGGCGATGCGCGTTGCAAGATTGATCTAACGCCGTTCACCGTCACCAGCACGATAACGGGCGTCAACGCAAACCTAATCACGCTCTACGATACCGCGCGCACGGAGCCGGGGCCGACGGGCGGCGTCGCGATTACAAACGTGACGAATGCAAACCCCGGCGTCTTCACCGTCGCCGATGCGACGCCGCTGATTGAAAACCTTTCGATCATCATCGACAGTATCGTCGGTCCCGTGGCGCTCAACGGTGCAGGCCAGGTGCATCACCTGTCGGGAACGCATTTCGACATCGGCATCGACACGACGAACACGACCAATTTCCCGCCGTACGTCAGCGGAGGAACGGTCACGCCGCTCGGCGGCAATTCGGGATATTTCGACTACGGACTGATTACATTTACAAGCGGGCTCAATATCGGCCTGTCGATGGAAGTCAAAAACTACGCGCCGGGCGTCATCGT